CAAAGCATTGGTTGCCGAACGTGCAATTTTCTTTGTGCTCCTCCCATTCTTCAGATTTAACGGTGATGCTGGTCTCCGAACAGTAAGCGCTGACATTTCACGTGATGAACAAGTCCATGTGGCGGCAAATAGCTTGGTATGTACTGAGCTTGGTCTCGATTGGAGTACTTCTCTCGATAAGCTCAGGAAGGCAACCATTAATTGGGTTCTTGAGCCACTAGGTAGAAATACCTCCGTTAAATATTTAGACAAAAAATTTTGGCTGGATTCCAGCGACTCTTTAATGTATCAAGGTAAAGCACCCGAGCTTTCTGACACACGTCGGGCTAGGATGCCTGCCTTCTTTGAACATGCAAACCCCAACCTCCCACAATATGCTTAATCTTCTGGAGACATCTGGTCTTCAGTTGAATGCAATCCTTTCTAGGTTAGAGGAAAACTTTCCACCAACTACACCCACCCCCGATGATTCCATCGAAAAAATAATGTACCGCTCCGGCCAACGTTCAGTGGTGGAGTGGATTAACAACCAACTCACTGAAGAAAACAATGGCTAAAAAGAAAAGGCTTAAGGATGTAGGTAGTAACCTAAGTAGAGAAGAGCTACAAAAACTTTCAAGAGCAACAGGTAAGAATCCACTTTCCATCATGAGTCAAGCCTTGAATAAAGGCATCACCCTTGGCAGCTCAGTTGTTAAGGCATATAACACTCCTGGTGGTCTTGGTAATTACAGGTATCAAGGCACACCATCTAATCTAGAGCCACTGAAAGGCTTGTCGATTGGTGGTGGAAATGTTTATGGTGGTGCGTCTACCTACACAACACCGTCTACCAGATCCAGAGAAGGAGGTTATAGCCCCGGCAGTGTTTCATACAACCCCATTGTAATGCCTAAGTCTGTGGTAACTGGAGGTGGTATGTCTGCTCCTCCACAGCCTACAGGTTTGACTTACAAAGGCAAGCCTATACAAGATGGAGTTACTTATCAACTTAATGATGCTGGTACAGCTGTTGTTGGTAAGGTGGCTGATGGCTTGTCTGGAATTGGCTGGACAACCAATGCTGCAGGAGATAGAGTTCTTGGCAACGTTGGCGGTGGTGGTGACGGTGGTGGTGACGGCACTACTACCACCACGCTTGATAACGACGATCAACTCTTACAAATCATTAAGGATTTAATGGGAGGTGATATGGGCGCATCTACTGCTGATATGCCTTCAATGGAAGAATTTAGTGACATCACTGCAGCCGCTGCAGACGATGCAGAAATGGATCCTTTGCAACTTTTAGCTATTGGCCGTGCATATGGTGCTGATGCTATCCGCGCTCGTCAACGTAACCGCAAGGCGCGTTCTCAATATCGTCGTGGTCTTGGTATAATGGGTGCAGTCCCCACACAAATGGCTAACATGGCAATCGGTGGAGGCGTTACCCTGTAATGTCTGCTAAAGAACGTTACGATTTACTGTACGGTGATCGCACTCAATATCTAAACACAGCCCGTAGGGCAGCCGAACTTACATTACCTTATCTAGTCCGTGATGATGAAGAGACCTACAAATCAGCCAAACCTTTGCTAACTCCTTGGCAATCGGTTGGTGCTAAAGGTGTAGTTACTCTTGCAGCTAAACTGATGCTTGCATTGCTTCCTCCTCAAACTAGCTTCTTTAAGCTACAAGTGGATGAAACAATGTTAGGTCAAGAATACGGACCCGGTATTAAATCAGAGCTTGATCTAGCATTTGCTAAGATTGAGCGTACTATCATGGAATCCATTGCTGCTAGTGATGATCGTGTCGTTGTACACCAAGCATTGAAGCATCTTGTGGTTGCAGGTAATGCTTTGATTTACATGGGTAAAGATGGTCTTAGGTTGTATCCTCTCAATCGCTATGTTGTAGACCGAGATGGCGACGGTAACGTCATTGAAATTGTAACTAAAGAACGAGTATCTCGTAAACTTCTTGAAGGTATTTTACCTGAACCAAAGCCTAACGATGTTGCTAGAGACAAGCGTGGTGATCGTGATGAAGTAGACATCTACACCCACGTAATCAGAGACAACAATCGTTATGTTTGGCATCAAGAAGTAGAAGATATTATTCTTCCTAAATCTTTTAGTAAAGCACCAGTTGATGCAAGCCCTTGGTTGGCTCTTCGTTTCAACTCGGTTGATGGTGAGATGTATGGACGTGGTAGAGTCGAAGAGTTTATGGGAGATCTACGCTCATTAGAAGCACTCTCTCAGGCACTCGTAGAAGGCTCTGCAGCAGCCGCTAAGGTGGTGTTCGTAGTCTCACCCTCAAGTACAACTAAACCCCAGACTCTGGCCGCTGCAGGCAACGGTGCAATCGTCCAAGGACGACCAGATGACATTGGTGTTATTCAGGTTGGTAAGACTGCTGACTTCGGTACTGCTTATCAAATGGCTCTTCAGTTAGAGCGTAGATTGTCTGATGCATTTCTCATTATGAATGTACGGGACAGTGAGCGCACTACAGCTGAAGAAGTCCGAATGACTCAATTGGAACTAGAGCAGCAGTTAGGTGGACTATTCTCCATGTTGACTGTTGACTTCCTTGTTCCTTATCTAAACCGTAAGCTTGCTGTTTTCCAGAAGACTGGTGAGATCCCTCGTATCCCTAAAGGTATTGTTAAACCAACTATTGTTGCTGGTATCAATGCACTTGGTAGAGGACAAGATCGGGAAAGCCTCGGATCATTCCTGACAACTATTGCACAAACGATGGGACCTGAAGCTATACAAACGTTTGTTAATCCAGAAGAGGTTATCAAGCGTCTTGCTGCTGCACAAGGTATTGATGTACTCAACCTTGTTAAGAGTATGCAGGATGTTCAAGCTGAGCAGGCACAGGCAATGCAAATGCAACAACAGCTGGAGCTTACTAAACAAGCTGGTCAGTTAGCATCTGCTCCTATTAATGACCCATCTAAATATCCACAACCAAATGAGCAACAACAACAACAGCCGCCCCAGCCGGCGTAAACCATCAAAACCAGAACCCGAAAGGGATGTCCGAACAGTAGAACATCCACCTACTGAAAAACCTGTACTTAAGGTTGAGACTCCTAAACCAAATAAGTACGAACCTAAGCCTAAGGTTGGCGCTGCTACCCTTGGGCGTTCACCCAACTATGTAACTAAAGTTGGTCTTGGAAATCTTGAAGTAACTACTGCACATGGCAACTCTAACGTATGATCCCACACCTGCGGATCAACCTGAGTTTAATGAAGCTGAACAAGAAGCTCTTGCTATCGGAGAGGCTGCTGCTGAAGAACAGCAACAGCTTTTAGCTGGTAAATTTAAAGATGCTGAATCTCTAGAAAAAGCTTACATTGAACTCCAATCTAAACTAGGCTCTAAAGCAACTACTGAAGAACCCAGCCAAGAATCTGATGATGGCGGAGATGATGAGTCGGTTGAGTTTTTCGATGCTCTTTGGGAAGACGCCCAAACTGGGAAACTTTCTGAGAGCACTAAGCAGCAATTGGCAAAGATGAATCCTGCTGAAGTTGCAGCAGAATATCTAAAGTATCGTCAACAAGTTGAATCCTCACAAACTGTTGAAGATATTGATGATACTCAAGCTGCAGAACTTCGCAACATTGCTGGTGGTGATGAGGGCTATCAAGAAATGATTGCCTGGGCTTCTGAAAACCTATCACCTCAAGAAATTCAACGCTACGATAGTGTCATTGCTGGTGGTAACTACGATGCTATTTCGTTTGCTGTTGAAGCACTTAAATCTAAATACACTGAAGCTATGGGCGTTGAAGGACAACTATTCAAAGGCAAGCCTGCTGGATCTAATCGAGACGTGTTTCGTTCTCAAGCAGAAGTAGTTCAAGCTATGTCTGATCCTCGCTACGATAAAGATCCCGCATACCGTAGTGATGTATTTGAAAAACTTGAGCGTTCTAATCTTCAATACTAATGACAGTTACCACCAACGAATTCAATCAACAAAACATCTTCGCTAAGGAACCACCCATGTACCACGACTCTGATTACACTGTGTCTCATAACGAACGTGCTGAACTGCTGAATGGTCGCCTTGCTATGCTTGGCTTCGTTGCAGCAGTAGGTGCTTATGTATTTACTGGTCAAATTATTCCTGGA